TAGCATCATCAGGGTTATTCTTCACCCAATCAGCTAACTCGTTAAAGTCAGGATGATCAATAGGCAAGTAACCTGCCCAAGCTCCTCGGCGAGCAACCCCTTGAGTTACCCGCTTCATAGCATCTACATACGTTTGAAAGACTGGTAAGACTCCTGAAGCAGTCCCACCAGTGGCGATCTGCGAGCCTCGTGGTCGAATGTCACCCAGATATCCGCTAGTGCCGAACCCATTCTTAGTGAGCACAGCAGTATCAAGAAGCTCACCGTAGAAGTCAGCAACAGAATCACCAATATACTGACCAGAACAAGCGACAGGCATACCTTTGTTAGTACCAAGATTAGCCAACGTAGGCGTTGAAGGACTAAGCCAGCCGTTCCAAATGACTTCATAAAACTTACCTTTCCAGTCTACTCCATCTTTAGGAGCGTGTTTAGCTGCTGTCTCAGCGATCTGTTCCACACGATTCTTAAAGCTCGTTGAGCCTTCCATGTACTTGCTCTTGAACAGGCCCCATCCTCCGGTCTGATAAAACTCAGGAAGAAGACCTTGCTGCTGCAATCGTTTACGTTCCGCACTCAGGAACTCATATTTATTCTCTAACACTGGTGTGCTTACCATACAAAACCTTTCTCATTCCACTTACGATTATAAGAATTTCCAACCTTGGCAAAGAAATCATGGATCACAGAAGTACTGATACCAATGTAGAACCACTCAGAGATTGTATCACCAGTTTCATCAAAGATACTGTCAAAGCCTAAGTTACTTAAGCAGATGTTAGCTCGCGCATTGACAAAGGCTTTCATTGCTGTAGCGTTGATACCTTCGATGTCTCCTTGAGAGAACAACAGGTCAACAATACGATGCTCATGATCCACCAAAGCCTTAGCAGCAAGCTCAATACGTGACTTCATCCACTCCTTGTCCAGCTTGTTCTCTTCCATGTACGTACGGAACAACCAAGCACCTGCTTCGTGGTGGATATTCTCATCTCGCACGGAGAAGTTAATACCTGCCACAAGGTTACTCAGTTTGTTCTTACCGTTACTCTGGAAGTGCTTCAGGAAAGCAAAGCTAGAGTACAGGATACAGCCTTCCATCATTGAGAAGACAGCCAAGGAAAGGGGAATATCACGGCTACCAGCAATAGCATCCAAGTACCCGACACGGCTAGCCAGTACAGGATCATACTGCCAAGATTGATGGAACTCTTCAGTAGCCAGCCCCAGTAGTTCGTTAATGCGGTTATAAAAGCGTGCATGGACATTACTTTCAAAGTAGCAGAAGGCATCTGCCATTAGGCCAATATCAGGATGCTGAAAGTTAGGTTTAACAGTACCAGACCAATACTCATCACCAACAATACGTTCGTACTTGGTAAAGAGCTTGAGTGCAGTAGTAACACCATGACGTTCAGCAGGAGTAAAGTCGGTAAGAATGCTGTGTACATCTTTTTCCAAATCAATCTCATCAAATGTCCAGAACACACCATTCTGTTTATCGGCAAAGGCCAGAGCCTCAGGATAATCGAAGGTGTACGTAGTCTTCTTAGTTAGCAGGTTTCTCATTCAATCTCTCGCATTAGTTTATCTTGTTGTTCTTCAATGTAATCCTCAAAGCGCTCTACGATGTCCTCACTGCGAATCTCCAGTAGTTCCAGCAGTGTTACTTCGTCAACGCTTTGAAGTTTCTCTTTCAGCTCTTCAAATGTTATGTTCATAACTATCAATCAACTTATCCAGATACCATCGAGCTTTCTTCAAATCTTCCTGACCGTTCTTGTCCATGAAGCGCATTAGGTATTGCATCAACTGCACATAGTCAGGCACGAACAACCCACCATAGGTATGAGACACTGGAGGAATCTTGTTTACAAGCTTCTCGATGACATCCCGTACTTCAATACCTTCTTCCTCGAACAACATATAGTGTTTAGGATTGTCCACCACATTGTACTTGTCTAAGAGGTATGCACGATCTTCCTGATCCTGCTTAAACCAGTCATCAATAGCTTCCTTCAAAGGCTTTGAAGCGTGTGAAGTCATATACACTGTTCCCTTTACAAAGTTAGAATAACCTACGCAGGATGTACAAGGAGCTTCAAGGTCTTTGTCCATGAGTGCGTAGAAGCAACTGTTACACTTGTTTTCCATACTTACGCTCCAAGTATTCGATTGATAACATCATCTCATCAAAGCCACCGTCCTTGACATCATTCAAGACAACCAAGCCACGCCAATGACGGTTTGATAATTGATCCATGTAGTCTTCATCATGTAGATAGTAGCTACCAGCGATAATACCGCAAATAGGTTTCCCGTCAGCACGTTTACCATAGGCAATCTGTTTTCCCTGTTGATGACCACAAACGACAGACATATGAAGCTTGTTGATGAGAGCGCTAGCAGTACCAGCAGGCCGTCCCATCGCCCCGACAGGCCAATAGTGGTTAAAACCAACACCGTTGATAAAGACAGGATGCAAGAAGTCATGAACTTCCCAGTCCTTTTGATAGTCCAGATCATTGACACTGATAAGTCCTTCCAACGTAGGATTGTTATTCACAGCACGGTTAATACGGTTCTCGTGGTTGCCTAGAGTCAGCACCATACGAGGTTTGTACACCTTATGCTTGGATTCCTTCTGAGTCTTCTGCAAGTCACGAAGAGGCTTCAGAAGCTTCTTCATAGCCTCCTTAACAACCTCTACATCTTTCTTGTATCGAAGACCTTCAAAGTACTTAGAGCCTTTGACATCATGAGTGGACAGTGATGGCATATCCGCAAAGTCCCCGCCATTGACTACTACGTCTGGTCGATACTCGCAAATAGCTTTTCCTGCCCATTCCAGATGATCTAAAGGAACTCCTTCTTTTACCTGACAATCAGGAATAAATAAAATCCTCATTTAATCTCCATGTTTTTCAAGATAGCCAGCGGCTTCTCGACAAATACCAGAATTATCTTTTAATAGTCCAATCGCTCTATTACAAGAACCACATAAATAACCTCGAACTTTACCTGTTGTGTGATTGTGGTCCACGTGCAAAGGTTTAGAAAAAGAAGAACAAATATCACATAGATTCTCTCTGAGAGATACCTGTTCTTTATATTCGTCTAAAGTTATTCCATATTTTTTCTTTAACTCCCAGTTTTTGGAATACTCAGCATTGTCTTTGCTCACCTTGCTATGACAAGCTTTACAGTGCCTGTACAATGTCGGCTTTCTAGGCGGAGGACGCTTAATCAAATAAAATTCAGAATCCTCTTTAGATTCCAAACATTTAGTACAGGTCTTCATGATCATTCATCCCAACTGAAGTGAGTAGCTTCTTTAGTGTCTTCTTCCTCATCCTCAACACTGAAGTATTCACCACTCCAAGGATCAATATAAGACCAAGGAGCATCCTTTAGCTCTTGATCCTCATGCAATCGAATCTTAGAGCGAATGTCATACTTAAACACAGACTCAAGAAAGTTTACATAGTCATCCAAGGCTTCCATCCATGTAGGGCCGGGCTTCTCGATGGTAGTATTGTATACCTTACCTGTACAGTCTGTATAGCGGAAAGCGTATTCTGTTTGGTCTTCATTGTTCATCGGTTATCTCCTTTATTACGCAAAGTTGTGTTAATACGTCCAAGTTGTTTATTTACAATTAATGAAATTGCAGCGGCTAACCCATAAGGTTGTTCCAGAAATGCAAAGACAACAATTAAAACTACGAGACCTAGCATATATAACATAGTACTCATCGAATCATCAGCGCTCATCGCCATTTCCTCCAATACTGTTGTTAATCTGTCGTTGTGCAAGCTTACGAAGGTTCTGACTGGCTACATCAGCCAAGCTCCAACCCATCACTGTAGACAAGCCAGCAATCTGCCAGAGAACATCACCAACTTCCTTCTGCATACCTGCTTCATCCAAGACACCGTCTCGAATCCACTTGGCATACTTACCAGCAACTTCTCCGGCTTCAGAGGTAAGGTTAGATACCATGTAAGCAGGGTTCTTAGCTGTCTCTAGCGCTGTCTTGAACGCTAGTTCTTGATACTCATTCAATTGCATGGGTTACTCCACTCTGCTACTACAAACTTCAAGGTAATGTACTTTGTGTTGTCTCCAGAATACATATACCGATCTACAGTAAATCCTCCGCAAGCAGTAGAGTATTCAGGTGAAGGATCAGCGTTGTACGCATTCTCCAGCAACCTACGAGCCATACGCCGTACCTCACCAACACTTACCTGCCTGTCAGGACTATTATGATATACCCAATCAAGGCAGTCCATAACCTTTTTGACCTTATCAAAGTCAAACTCATCCATCAAGTCTTCAATCTGTTCGATTCGCATTAAATGCCTCCATAGTGTTAGGGAACAACTTAGTCAACTCATCACGACACTTCTCAGCTACCTCTCGGTGTTCCTTTTGCGTAGCCTTGTCACAGCGAATATCCACATAGTGCAGCCAACTACGCAGTGTACCGTTCATGTACATCTTACTCATTGTCATGCCTTCTGGTAACAGCTTACGGGCTTGCTCCTTAGCAACTCCCTTAGCCAATGCCATATTGTACATCAACTCTGCATCATCACGGATACGCTTCTGTGCTTGGAACCACCAGTGGTGCATATCGGAGTCTCCTACCTCAATGCTGTTCTGTCGATTCCGTGTGTCCTGCAAACGTACCTCAGACAGCTCAAAGCCTTGCACAGCAGCATAGCGCTGAGAGAACTCTTGAAAGCTGAAGCTACGATGACGGAGAATCTGCCGAGCAATGTCTCGTGTTGTCTCAATCTCCATGCACACGTTAGCCATCTCAAAAGGACTCCAGTGCTTGTGCTTAATCAGATACTTCAGAAGCTTAGGAGCTGTCTCTTGGACATTCTGGTTATCAGGATTACTCACACGAGCACAGTAGGCCACAGCTTCTTCAGCATTCGGGGTAGCCCATACAACTTTAACTACTGACATCTTCACCCTCAACCTTCAGTTTGTCCCCTTCACGGACAGCAGCCTTAAGAGCTTCAAGGATACCGAAGCGAACAAGTGATTCTACTTCTGCACTAGTCAAGTCAAAGCTATAACTAGCACTCCCGTCTTCATGCTCTTTAATCATTTCCACGTTCATTTAACCACTCCTCAGGTATTGTCTTATCCGCAAACTTGTATCCGTTCTTCCTACACCACATAGCATACGTTGTCTTAGACGCTTTGCTGATCCTAGCATTGGAATTACTGAATACAAACCTAATGTCGAGATCGGGATTATGTTTCTTAACTAACAAATGCTTTTGACGATCAGGCGCTAAGAAGCGCCCTTTAGTCTCCACAATGATCCCGTTTGGAAGTTGAAAGTCAGGTGTGTATACGTGAGCTGAAGCAGGACGAATATACTTCAATTTGACCTTCTCATACGTATAAGACACACCCAACTGATCCAACTGTTCCGCTACTCGCTCTTCAAGTCCTGATCTGAATCCGTACTTAATTGCAACTTGTTTGGCAGTAATTTTACGTCCGGTTGCCATATTTGTCCTTCATAACGTCTCAGCCACAAGAGCTGTCCTTGTTCTGTAAAGTATTCCATCGTATGTCCCAATTCTTCATACTTTGCCCACGCTGCTGCCAAGAGTTCTTCTTTAGTTTTCGCTTCTGCCAGAGCTTTAGCCGCCTTCTTCGGGCCAATGCCAGCCAAGCACGGGATATTGTCAATCCTGTCGCCTGTGAGGAGCTGTGTGCAAAACGACTTATAGGCCTCGAAATCGCTAACATAGTACCTCTCATCTCGAACAGGGTTGTAGTGCCATCCTTGAAGCTGATCCAAGTCCTTATCAACATGAACAATCCAGCACTCATCTAAGAGTATTGTAGAGTCCATAGCGACTGTATCATCAGCTTCCTCACCAACTGTAACGATGGCATCATGACGCTTGACTAAGTGCTCCCGCAGGGCTTCATAGTGCTTAGGTCTGAGTACATCTTTACGGTTGCCTTTGTAGGGCACTGTCTTGGCAATGTCATAACGGTAGTTAGATTTACCTGTGATCCAAGCTAGATAATGATCAGCCTTGAGTTTCACGTAGATAAAGTCTTCTAACCATTCCGTTAATCTAGCCTTAGCGATGCCAACTGGCTCGTCTTCAGCAGCAAAGCCGCATCTATATACGAGAAAGTCAGCATCCACCAGTGCAATCTTAGGTTCCTGATCAGCGGAAGCGTTAGAGGATGTCGTCATCGCCGCCGTCAGTATCTTCACCGTAGACAACCAAGTCAGTCACGATGAGCTTACCGATAGAAGGAGCAGAACCGTACTTAGCACTCATCTTGTGTCGATAGCTACCAACCAGAGCAGTCACCTTAGTGCCGTTACCGATCTTACCAATGTCCACAGGATTACCTTCTTCGTCCACAGGCTCGAACACGAACTTGGACTTACCAACAATGTAATTACCCATTGTGTCCTTGTTCTTGATCATAATGCCCTGCTCTTTAAGAGCTTCACAAGCCTTGTCTGAGAGCATACCGAGGGTACACTCATACTTGGTGTTATCTTCATTGAACTTGGTATTGAATTCCTTCATCCAGTTAGACCAGAAGAGTTGACCAGAGACTTTGACAGGTTTGTTATCCATTTGATTTTCCTTTAAATGTTTATGAGAATGCTTGTCTCTCCGAGCTGTCACTGATTGTCTTACCAGAAGAACCCCATAGCAGTTAAGGCCGTTAAAAGTTCCTGCTTACTATACTACAGGGACACTGCCGTTCTTGCTACTTTCTAGGCTATGGGCCTAGTGCACCGAACCTTACCTTCCAGAATCCCAGTCGGTGTGTCAGATCAAGCTGTTTCACGTTCGCTATTCGCAAACAGAGAATGGTGAGGGTTGCAGACTCATCCACATGAACTTAATCACTAGGAATTGTCCAGTTCTTGGCCCTCGTAAGTGGTGGACGATCAGGGACTCGAACCCTGAAACCAAAGGCGCTTGAGCTTAAATCAAGTGTGTTTACCAATTTCACCAATCGTCCTTACCTATATTCTACACTACTTTTCTAGGTTGTCAATGGGTTTCACGCCAATTATTTCCAATTTTGTACTCACCGTCCAGAGGACATCTGAGCTTGTAGTGCTCACCTGCCTCAATGATACTCTGTTTAAAGGCTTTACCGACCTCTTCAGCAATATCTTTAGGGCATTCTAGCTGGGCCTCATCGTGGACATTTGCGACATACTTCACAGCCCATTTGTTAGCCCTGACCTTGTTGTCAAACAAGACCAGAGCCTTCTTCATCACGATGGCTCCAGCACCTTGGAGGAGCGAGTTGAGGGCAGCGTGTTCTGAGCGAACCCAAATACGTCTCCCATCAAGTCCGGGAACCCACCCCTTGGCTGCTTGCTTGCTGACTCTTTCGAGGAGCTTGGCGAGGGCAGGGGTTTGAGCAAGGAACTTAGCTTTGAGCTTTGTCCCGTCTCTTGCACTGCCTCCCACAATGCTACCAATCTTTGCATCTCCCGCGCCATACCTAATGTTCAACAGAGTTCGCTAGGCTCTGTCCGTTCTTGCGAACTGCTGCATATTCCTATGCAGAGCAGACTATATCATCAACCTAACTGGTTGTCCGGCGCTTCCATCCGCTTGGATGTACTCCCTTTCGGGATAGTCGTTGCACCTTCAAGTTGCTTAAAATAAGTAGCAGCAACTGCTAGACACAGAGAAGTAAAAGAGTCATCGCTCATGTTACTCTTAGCATCGTTGTACCTCCAACAAGTCCACTGAACATTACCCTTTGTGTATCCCTGCAACGGATCAATACGATCCAAAGAAGGCGATAACCACTTATCTCCAATTCTCCCTAATTCAACACCTGTTTTTGCACACTTACCTTCTTGCTGTTCCCAAAGAGAAGTTACGTAAGCGTTGTCAAGCTCGAAAGATAAATTATCATTTCTTGCCCGTTTCTTGGCTGACATTAGTTTGTTAGAGATAGTTCCTTTCAGTGTCCTACGATGGCGAAACTGCAATTCTGTCTGTGTCAATGCTGTCATATCTACTCCTTATGTTATGGAGCATATATTATAGCATAAATTACTTACAATAAACTTACTTGCTTGGCTCAGGATTAACCGTTCTGGTCTTCCCCTGAGTTCACCGGATTTTCGATACCTATTCCTAGGTAAAGCCTCTATTTAGTCAAAGGAAGGCGTAGATAAAAGTCTTTGCATTATCTCGAGAAGCGAGTCCTGCTGCTCTTTGGTTAACTGTATGAACATCTGTTCCATCTTTAGATGATCCCTCACAGACAGTTCTGACATAATCATTATCCTTCATATAGTGAGCCAACATACGAAGCTCCAACCCTGAAGCATCGCAACCTACCAACACATTACCTTCTTCAACAGTCCAGCACTCACGGCACTCAGGGCCATAGATGCTACCTGCATTGGGAATCTGAGCCATGTTAGGGCTGCTATGGGTCATACGCCCTGTCACAGCACCGTTGGTAATTACCTTACCATGTACTCGTCCATCCTTGCCTACAGCTTCCATCCAAGACTCGATCTGACTGATACGCTTGTTAAGCATCAGATACTCAGCAATGGTCTGAGCCTCTGGTATCTTGATGTTAGCAAGCACTGTCTCGTCAATCTTAGGTATGCCTGTCTCTGTGAACTCCTTGGGCTTCCAACCGAGTTCCTTCAGTCGTTCTCCGATCTGCTGTCTGCTTCCGGGGTTGAAAGTAACCACGCTGTCCTTGAGTCTCTTTCCAGTTTTGTCAGAGTATCGCTCAACTGTGACCGGAGGCCATCGTGATTGCATTCGCTCATATATTTCAGCCACTCTTGACTTGATGTCAGTAAGTAGGCAGGTTGCATAGATTTGGTCAAGTTTAAACCCATTCCTTTCTTGTTGAGCAATGATAGCTGCTACGCTATGCTCAAGTTCTACTGACTCCAAGCTAAACTGTTTCTCATTAAGGTCATTGACCAGCTTGAGATACAGCTTTGCAGTTACCTCTACATCACGTACGCAATAGTCATCAAGAAGCCCATGATGAGGAAGATCGAAGCTCTCACCACGATACTCTTCAGGACGATCCATAAGCCATGTCCATACTTTCGCATAGTCAATCTTGTGAAAGCCTAGTGTTTGTCCCCACGCTTCGAGGCTGTGCCCGTTCTCTCGTGAAGGATCGAGTAGCCTGCTTACTATCAATGTATCGTACACTTGATTCAAACGAATCTTCGTCTTCCAGCAACGATTCAATACTGGCGCATCGAAGCCAATGACGTTGTGCCCGATGATCAATGACACGTCCTTTAAATACTCCAGCAGGTTGTCGGCTTGTTTCCATAACTTTACTTCTCCGGTGTCAATGTCTTTAGTTACAACAACATGAATCTTATCATGTGCTAGGTTTGTCTCGATGTCTAGAACGATTCGCATACAGTTCTTCGTCAGTGGTTAAAGGAGATAGATAGTCACAGCCATCCATCTTACGAGGGGAACTCATGAAGTAACTTTGACGATACGGATTAGGCTTTGCCTGTGCTCGGTAGCATCTATCAAAGTCAGGACAGGAGTAGTCGTTACACATCGTGATGTCTGCCATGTCTTTCCTCACTTTAAGTTTAGCCACAAACCCACCTGTGCAAATGCGTAACCTGTCCACACCATCCCGTTACTCATCTCACCCTTCGTCCATTGTAGCACACCTACGATCAGGTATCCTACTCCGGTGGCTCCTACGATCAAATGTTCCAGTGTCATTGTTTACCTTTCAACGTATCTTCATCAGCTCCTGAAAGCTCACGCATAGTCTCAAGAAGCTTTCCTAGAGGCTCCAGCATCATAACACGACAGCAGCTCACTCCAAAAGGATGGAAGAGATAGCCACTATCACTTTCCTCTACATAATTTAGATACTTATTAAAGAACTCTTTAACAGCTTCTTTAAGTTTTTCATCATCAGTCATGATCTTCATCCTTTAACGGTTCCTCTTTCAAAGGCTTACCCATAGGTTCTTCCTTCACCTTTTTACCAAAGATCAAGTCCCAATTATCTCGAATCTTCTCAGCGTCTTCGTTTCGCCTAGATGATCCTTTTCCGCCATGCCATTGACTCATAGAGCCTCCTCTTCCACTTCAATCATACGTCCAGTATACCCATTATACTGCAACTTACAAGCAGGGCCAGTCTCACCGTTGTAACGATTCTTGGCCACTGCAATCTTGGTCAGATGACGTTCATCCTCGTTCTCAGCCATACTGTTCCTCTCCAACGTGATCACTGCATCGCTCAGTTGTGCAATGGCTCCAGAGCCTCGCAACTGTGACAATGACACACTACCACCGTCCTCATGTCCTTGATTGCCTTGGGGACGTTTAAGGTGGCTCACACAGATCAGAGTAATATTCAACTCTTGAACCAGTGTGCGTAGCTTGGTCATCATGTTGTCAATAGCTTTACGCTCATCGCCAAGGTCTTGACCACTGACAACAATGCTAATGTGGTCAAGAAACACAACACGACAGTCACAAGCTTTCGCCATGTAGCGGATTCGGTTGGATATATTGTCCACGTCACTGCTACCGAAGTGATCAAACAGATAGATACGATTACTTCCCAATGTTGCATCAAAAGCCTCCTTCAATTCCTGTTCAGTTGTAGGTGTATCAGGCAAGTGTAACAGTTTGTTGGCATGGAGACTCATAATACTCCGTGCTGTCTTGCGTGTTGACTCTTCCAAGAATAACCCACCAATGTTCCAACTAGTTGTCTTCAGCAGATTAAACAGAATCTCCCGAAGGAATTGACTCTTACCCAATCCACTGCCTGCGGTGACTGTAATCAACTCAGCAGGCCTGATACCGTACAAGAGCTTATTAAGTCCCTTCCAAGGGTACTGTGCCTCTGCCACTGGCTCTGGCTTGGAGATTTCCTCCCAGAGATCGGCAGCGTTAACAATACCATCAGGCACATAAGGAGCAGCCCTCCACCAAGCATTAACAAACTCCTTGGTAGCTCCTGATTGCAAGTATTCACAAGCATCCTTGTAGCCATCCTTGTACTGCATGATCTTGGCTTTGTTACCGAACAACTCAGCAACTTCCTTAGCAGCCTTCTTACCCGGCTCATCGGCATCAAAGCAGATAACCACAGAGTCGAAGCTGTTAAGCCACTCATAGTTAGCCTTACAGTCCTTCAGCGCAGCCTGAGCACCATTACGGATGCTTACTGTAGGATAGAGACTTCCTTGCATCTGGAAAGCTGCGAGAGCGTCAAGTTCTCCTTCTGTGATGGTGATAGCCTTTCCTCCAGCGTGAAAGAGAGACTGACCGAATAGTGTAGCTCCATTGAAGTCTCCTGAGATGGAGAATTTCTTTGTAGAAACAGTGCGTTGTTTAACAGCCGTTCTAACTCCGTCTACGTCAGTGTAAGGATAATACTGTTTGTCACCATCGGTAGTTACTCCAAACTTCTCACAGGTTGCCTGACTGATTCCTCGATCAGGGATTGATTTAATAAGGCCCGGTGTACTAATGTCCATCTTTGTTACTTTCTTAGACGCAATAGCGTCCCTCATTACCGTTAGCTCATCGTAAGCACCTTCGTGCTCTGTTGTTCCACATTGGAAACAATGGGTATGGCCATCATCATAGAGCGAGTTCGCATCAGAGCTACCACAGTGCTCACAGGCTATGTGTCGTAGGAACTTGCTAGTCATTCCATTCACTCCTTATCTGATCCTCAATCAAGTCCCACGACTCCAGTATTTGCTTGTCAATGTAAGCCAGATCATTGAGGTCAAGGGTGTCAACAATGTCCACGCCTTTGTACCACACTTTGAGTCCTTCAAAGTCCACATAAGGGTCACCATCGTCATCGATCAAGTCAAAGCCAACAGTGACTTGAGCATTCTCACCTAAGTTTACGACAAGACTGAATCTATTTGTCATTTAAGCACCACCTTTAACAGTGTTAAGACACCCACAAACAGTGAGACAATCATTCTGATTTCTCCATTCGTTTCACTGCACACATCACGTCATACATGACCTGTTCATAGCCGTTGGCACGGATAAGACCAGCCATATCATCAATCACAGAGTGATACCAGCACTCAAAGTGCATAAGTTCTTGCTCCTGTGCATCAAGTTCTTCGTACATGGTTATAGACAAATCATTCATTTAAACATCCGTTTATGTAAGTTAAACACAGATAGACACTCTTATATAGTACTTTAACGTACTACCATGTTACATCTATGCTTTTACGTTAATGTTATAAGTACTTAGTATAAGTAACTTATAGTATGTAACATCTAAGCATAGAAGCAACGTCCTAGTGTCTCTATAGTATATTATATGCACTTCTCAATCTTTGTCAAGGTCTAAATTGTAACAATGTGTAACTTCGTCAATGTCTACATCGTTGCTTTCAGAGTCCTCAAATGGATCAGTGACTTGGATCACCCCCTTGGGGAGCTTTGTCGGCAGTCCCGGAATCTCCCTAAGACATCCATCACAGATGTCAAGGAATTCGTTCGTGATGGCATGACGGCGCACTGCCTCATGGTCTTTCAATTTCTTGTCGCAACATACACAGCGTGTCATTTAAAGCTCCTTTTAGTGTCTAGGTAGGCAATGCCCTTAGACGATTGATTTGATGGCCTTCTAAGGCCGTTTAGCTATGCTCTTGAGGCTTACGTGAAGGCAACAACAACTCAATAAGCCATTGAATCATAGTATCCCCCGATCAAGTACGCACAAAGCACTGCCAACAACACTAGCCAATGTTTCATTCTGTAACCCCAAAGTTGAAGGCGATCAACTGACAAAACAGCCTGTATTGTTCCAGATGTTCCTTGTTGTCCTTGTGTGTCTTCTCGATAGCCTCTGAAAACTCTTTCACAGTGCCGCTAAAACAGCCACAATTCACACGGACACCAATTTTAGAATCTTTGTGTGCAGTTGTGAAACGTCCCGAAGACTTCGCAGGGCCAATAGTCAAATAATCCGCTGTTTTTTCGATGATGGCGTCACCAGACACCAGTGCGTCACCATACACCAGTGCGTTACCAGACACCCGTGCGTTACCAGACACCCGTGCGTCACCAGACACCCGTGCGTCACCATACACCAGTGCGTTACCAGACACCAGTGCGTTACCAGACACCAGTGCGTTACCAGACACCCGTGCGTTACCAAAAAGGTGTTTTCCTTTAATGCTCTTTTCAATTGTAGTCATTTGATACTCCTTTATTTGCCATTTTCAAATTCAATCCTTACCATGTCCTCAATGTCAAGCACTATCTGATAGTCTACGATGTCCCTCATGTCGGGAGGGTTGTCGTCCTTATACCCTTCAAGGTACAGGTCAGTGCATCGAACGATTAAGGGCAAGGCCTCAATAGACTGGACTTCGCATAGCCCGTACCATTCACAGCCTTTGATTGTGTAAGTAAATTGCTTTATCTTTATCATAACGGTGCATCCTCATGGTTTGAAGGGTTGAATTTAGGACGTTTGTGTCCAGTGTCCAATGGATTGGGAAAGGACGGGAAAGGCCACGGTTTAGGCATCGGCGCAGGTGCTGGTGTTGGTGTAGTCATCATTTAACCCTCTTGATTGTGAACAATTCAAGGCATTCGCCCTTAACCCATCGGTCTGGGACAATCTCGCCCGTGTCGGGGTCGTAATAGGCCATTTCCGGCCCGTAGTTGTTGCAATCGTACCAGTGCTGGCAAATGGCACGTTCAGAGGCGCTGAATGCCACTATACCGGATGTTTTGAATTGTACTTCGTATCTCATGATAAAACCCCTACAAAGTGTTGACCGTTGAATCGTTCTAAGCGATCAGGCGTGACTTTATCGTCAGTGCTGCGCTGCGCCTCTAACAATGCCTCGGTGTCAGTGCTTGCGCCAATGTATATGAAACCATAGCGGCCACGGTAACGGTATGTTATGAGGCCATTAGAGGCCATTGGCTGGTTAGACATGATAGACAACCTTTCAAAAGCACTGGTAAACGATTTCGCAGTCAGTCTCACCCAGCACCCTCGTGTGATCGTTCAGGTAATCCAAGACAATCTGCTTTTCCTCGTAAGCATCACCATTAGCGTCAGACAGATCAATGTTGTAATCCTGTGCAACATCAGTCCAATGGCTAACGTTATAGTCACAGCAGATGGCGATAACATCCAGCTCTAATTCATCATTGCACTGATTTTCATAGTCTTCCAAGTAATCGAAGATGATACGCAATGCATCATAGCCGAATTGATCGTAACGGTCATGAGCATGGAAGGCATCGACAAATTGACCGAAGGTGATAGATTGTTTCATGATAGTTTCCAGAGTTGTTACCTGTACATCACAGGCGGGATCTAGTGCTTTAACGTTGCACTGCATAGGATTCTACAATGAGTGTAAAACCCTACACGGTACATGGTCATCGAGCGTTCGAGCGGGTGGCCATCTTATCGTATAAGGCGACAGCCTCGAACAGTCGGGCAGCGATCAGGTGCCACTGCTTAGAAGCCTCCACATCGTTTGGGTTAACCTCAAGCGAGACAGTCAACGAGCGTGCCTCTCTTGCTTGGATGTAAGTGTCGCTGAACTGGTCAGAGATGCGGTTAGAAGTGAACATGATATTAGACTCCCAAGGCAAGCAGAACACCCCAAAAGGCGAAGACTGCGAGACAAGAGATTGTTATGATGATCTCCTGAGCGCGTGATTCTTTGGGCGCTGGCGTGTAGTTTTGATTGTGGTGGTGCATGATTGATTCTCCGGTGGTAGTGTAACAGTACACTCCAAAGCCCTGTTACGGGCTTTAGGCTGGACTGTCAGTACAAGACAATCAGGTTGAAGTAGTGGTGAATTCCATCTTCATCGCGGAAGCGGATAGGCTCTTCAGCTTCAGCAATCAGATCATAAAAGAATTCCTCCAGCTCACCGGCTCCATTCTCAGAGCCGAGATATACCGCTGTCTTTGGGATTGCTTCATACTGGGTGACTGTCTTGATGGTGTTGAACATGGTTTGCTTTCAGTGGTGTTGATGGTTGAAGTGTAAGCCCCTTTCGAGGCTTTGTGAATAGGTGTTTACCCTTGGTGTGTGATTGCTTGAATGGCTGATGCCTTGGTGGTGAACAACTGATCCAGCTTGACGCCCTTGCCGTAGATCAGAGCGGCTGTCCAGCCCTTGGATGTCTTGGTGAGCTCATACTGCACCAGTTCGTCTGCCTTGGTGTGGCCGCTGATGGCGTAGTTGCCAGAGCTGAGGTGTGTGGTCTTCATGGTGTGCATCCTTGTGCGTTGTTGATGGCTCAAGTGTACACCACCTGAGGCACTTGTCAAGCACTTTCACGCAATCAATTGTAACAGATTGTAACAGCCTCTGGATGTGCTGTCCTTTGCTGATCCTCTGATGTGTGACGTTGAAGTGTACGGTGTAGGCACCTACATCATCCCTCACTTATGTGTGCACAGGATTGTATACACTTTACTGACTCGCTGGTCATTAACGTGACTACTGTATGCCTGTCCAGTACTGCATGAACGTACAGTGTAGCACTACATTGGTGCATAAGCATGGACTTATGTACGCTACCGAACATATGAGTACATGACTATATAAGCATATAAGCATATAAGGATACACTGAAGTATGGGGGGAGGGGTGAGGCTTTAGTGTTTATCTTTGCAGGAGCCTCTGACGCTCACAAAAAAGGCAATAAAGGAATTTATTAGTTGACTAAATTAGTAGGTTACTTAAAGCGCTAAGTAGTTGATCGACAAAGAAAAGATAGACGACTAGACAATCCCTTGTGTGCAGACTTAATTGGGGACAGATTAGTGCTTAAAAAGTAAGCAGTGTATGGACATCTAAGGTAAAGAATTGTAAAGATTGAACTAAATTGTAACAAGATGAAGAAAAAGCTTGACAAGTGATCAGAAATAGTGTATAATATACTCTAAAGGACAGAACTGTAACTATGACGTTTGGTGGTACGTGATAGACAGCAGAGGAATCTGCACAGTTGATACAACGAATGTATAAGTTAAATACTATAAGAAATACATACTATAAGTACTTATAATATAAGTGTTTAAGTTCTTAACTTATACGTTCCTTTAAAGTACTTTAAGCATAGATGGTGTCTAAGACACTAAGTGTTTTGTCTCCCTAAGAAAGGATAAAGACAAATGGATAACGAACCCGTTAAGAGAACAAAAGCTGGAAGACCAAAGAAGTCAGAGCTTACAGAAATTAAAGAAAGTAGATCAGTAGGTCGTCCTAAAGGAGAGGCTGCTATCATCAATGAGTATAAGCTACGTATGCTTAACTCGCCTAAGAGTGCTAAGGTGCTTGAAGCCATTTACGATGCAGCTTTAAACGATGAGCATAAAAACCAAGCTGCTGCATGGAAGCTGATTGTCGATAGGATTGTTCCTGTCTCAGCGTTTGAAGCAGCTAAACAAGGTAATGGTGCTCCGTCTATCTCGATCAACATCACAGGCTTGAATCAGCCCACTGTAAGCAGTGTTAGCGAAGAGGACATAATTGATGTCTGAACTTAACTTTGCATTACTGAACTGGCAACAAGAGGTCTTTAAAGACACTGCCCGTTTCAAGGTTGTAGCTGCTGGTCGCCGGTGTGGTAAGTCTAGGTTGTCTGCTGTTACTTTGCTCATTGAAGCATTGAACTGTCCTGAAGGCTCTGCTGTGATGTACATTGCTCCCACGTTGGGACAAGCCCGGACAATTATCTGGGACTTACTGCATGAGCTTGGTCGTCCAGTGATCAAGTCATCACATATCAATAACCTTGAGATTCTCTTGGTGAATGGTAGGAAGATTCTAGTACGTGGTGCTGACAATCCGGACTCTCTGCGAGGAGTGTCTTTAACCTACGTAGTCATGGACGAGTGTGCCTTCATTAAAGAAGATGTATGGCAGAAGATCATCCGAGCTTCTTTGTCTGACAAAAAAGGTAGAGCCTTATTCATCTCAACACCCTCTGGTCGTAACTGGTTCTATGATGTCTTTAAACTAGGACAGGATGGATCAGACGAAGAGTGGAAGGCATGGCACAAGACTACTGCTGATAACGAGACTATTGATCCTAAAGAGATTGAAGCTGCCAAGCGTAGCCTCAGTAGCTTTGCCTTCAAGCAGGAATATTTATCCAGTTTCGATACAGCAGGTTCTGACATCTTCAAGCAAGAGTGGATTAAAGAAGGTGAGATGCCCAAGGATGGCTCTTACGTTATCGCTATTGACTTGGCAGGCTTTGAGAACATCTCAGATGGTTCCCAGAACAAGAAGAGACTAGACGAGACTGCTATTGCCGTGGTGAAGATAGGTACAGATAACAAGTGGTATGTACACAAGATTGAGCATGGACGGTGGGACATTAAAGACACCTGTATGCGTATCTTGAAGAACATTAAAGAGTATCAACCTATCCAGATTGGTATTGAGCGTGGTACAGCTATGAACGCTGTTATGGGTGTGTTACAAGACATGATGCGTCAGTACAACACCTTTGCTCATATCCAGACACTCACTCACGGTAACAAGAAGAAGGTAGATCGTGTAGTGTGGGCACTGCAAGGTAGGTTTGAACATGGTCACGTAATTCTCAATGAGGATGAAGACTTTGAAGATTTCAAAGACCAACTGATCATGTTTCCAACTAAAGGTGTACATGATGACTTGGTTGATGCCTTAGCTTACGTCGAGCAATTAGCTATCTCATCGTTCTTGCCGGAGTACGAGGAAGATGACTTTGAAGTCTACGATCCTATTTCTGCTTATTGACACCCTTTGATGGGCTTTCGACACGTTACAGGTGCGTGTGTCAGAACACCTGTTTTCTCTCGAAAGGAGATCAAAATGAAAGAATGTTTTAAATGTGGGCTAATGCAGCCATTGGAGAATTTCCATAAACACCCTAGAATGAAAGACGGACGTTTAAATAAATGTAAAAGTTGCGTTGTTAAAGATGTAGCTGAATGGCGTTTAAAACATCCAGACTGCCGCAAAAAAGAACACGAAAAAGTTCGTGATAAGAAGGGCGGAAGAACACGTGAACAATATTTTAAAGAATTGGGCGCGAATAAGATCGGACGCAAAGCTTCTTCTTTAAAGTATACGTATAAGCGTAGGCGAGCGCAAGAAAAATGCCTTCAAACAGAATGGGATATTTTTGTATTTGAAGAAGCTTTTAAACTTGCTGCTTTGCGAGAAAAAGTTACAGGAATTAAGTGGCACGTAGATCATATAATTCCGATGTTTCATAAACAAGTCTGCGGCTTAAACGTGGCAGAAAATATTCAAGTTGTTCCTGCTTTGTGGAATGTCAGAAAAGGAAACCGTAACATGGATAAATACTTTGCAACTGCAGACATTAGTGGATACTAACAATGGAAAATAACTTAGAACAATCTCAGTTCGATGAGCCTACAGAGTCAGACAAGGAAGTTACTGACTGGGTTGTGTCGCACACTGATACATGGCGTGACTGGCGTGATCAGAACTACCTGACATCGTGGCAAGAGTACGAGCGTATCTTCCGTGGTCAGTGGGCTGCTGAAGATAAGACCCGTGAGAGTGAGCGTAGCCGTATCATCTCTCCCGCCACTCAGCAAGCTATTGAGACTCGTCATGCTGAGATCATGGAAGCTATCTTCGGCCAAGGTGAATTCTTTGACATCAAAGATGACATCATGGACGTTAACGGTAATCCTCTGGACATCGAAGATATCAAGCTCAAGCTCAACGAAGACTTTGCTCGTGACAAGATCAAGAAAGCTATTGACCAGATCGAGTTGATGGCTGAAATCTACGGTACAGGTATCGGTGAGATCATCGTCAAGTCCGAGAAAGAATATGCTCCTGCAACACAGGCTATTCCCGGTATCGTTGGTCAAGCAGCTATTGGTGTCTCTGAGCGTGACCGTATGTCGGTTAAGTTAGTACCTGTTAACCCTAAGAACTTCTTAGTTGACCCTAACGCTACATCATTGGATGATGCTATGGGTTGTGCTATTGAGAAGTTCGTATCGGTGCATAAGGTCGTTGAAGGCATGGAAAAGGGTATCTATCGTAAGATTGATCTCGGTACTGATGGCCCAGATGATGACTTAGAGCCTACTGATGAGACAGTTACCTTCATGGATGGTAAGGTTCGCTTACTTACTTACTACGGCTTAGTTCCTCGTGAGTACCTGAAGCAACTTGAGAATGATGAAGCAGAAGTTGCTGACTTGTTCCCTGAAGACTCTCTGTCTGATGATTACTCTGACTTGGTTGAAGCTATCGTGGTTATTGCCAACGGTAGCAAGCTCCTGAAGGCTGAAGAGAATCCCTACATGATGAAGGATCGTCCTGTCATGTTGTATCAGGATGACACTGTTCCCGGTCGTGTATTCGGTCGCGGTACGGCTGAGAAGGCCTACAATATGCAGAAGGCCATTGACGGTAGCCTGCGTATGGACATGGACTCTCGTGCCCTTACAAGTGCTCCTATGATGGCAATGGATGCTACTCGCTTGCCTCGTGGTGCTAAGTTTGAAGTACGTCCCGGTAAGTCATTCCTGACCAACGGTGATCCCAATCAGATCATGATGCCTTTGAAGTTCGGTGTACACGACCCTGCTTCAGTTGCTGCCTCACAGAACTATGAGCGTTTACTGCTCCAAGCTACAGGTACTGTTGACAGTGCAGGTATGCCTTCAGCAGCTCCTCGTGATGCAGGTGCAGGTGGTATGTCGATGGCTATGGCAGGTATCATCAAGAAGTACAAGCGTACCTTGAGTAACTTCCAAGAAGACTTCCTGATTCCTTTCATTAACAAAGCTGCATGGCGTTATATGCAGTTCGATTCCGAGCGTTATCCCTCTGCTGATGTGAAATTTATTCCTACAGCTACCTTGGGTATCTTGGCTCGTGAGTTTGAACAGCAACAGTTCATTGCTTTGTTACAGACATTAGGCCCAGACACTCCTGTGTTGCCTCTGATCCTTAAAGGTATCTTGGGTAACAGCTCACTGAGCAACCGTATGGAGTTGATTGCTGCCTTGGATCAAATGAGTCAGCCTAACCCACAAGCTCAAGAAGCACAGATGATGCAACAGCAAATGGCTATGCAGGCTGCTCAGAGTGATATGGCTGTTAAGCAGGCACAAGCTCAGAAGTATCAAGCTGAAGCACAGCAGACGATGGTTGAAACTCAACTGCTGCCTGAGAAGATGCGTATTGATGTCGTTCAAGCTGCCGCTACTAACCTAGACAACGGTGGTGACTTCGAGAAGCGCTTGAAGCTTGCTGATTTGATGCTCCGTGAGAAGGACATTGACTCAAACGAACGAATTGCTGTTGCTCAGATGCAAAGCAGACAGAATAAACAATAACTAACCAATGAAAGGACTCCTTATGGAACAATCCTTGCAATATTATTACGAAGAAACATTCTCGATGATGGCTACCGAAGGGTGGAAAGCTCTCATCGAGGACTTAGAGAAGTTAAAACAAGAGCTAGAAAACATCCGCACGGTCAAAGACGCACAAACATTATCTTATCGTCAGGGCCAACTGGATATTTTAGACCTTATTTTGAACCGCAAGAAGACTTGTGAAGAAGTTTATGAGCAACTACAGCAGGAGGAGAGATAAATGCGCCGAATGTATGAGTTTGTTTGTGAAGATAATCACATTTCTGAAGCATTAGTGGATGAAACTTGCAGGGAACTCGCTTGTCGAGCCTGTGGGAAAACAGCCACGAGAATTGTTTCCATGGTTCGTTCACAGTTGGAAGGCATCACAGGTGCTTTTCCGTCTGCGTATGACGCATGGGATCGTAAACGAAGTGAAAAGCTAGCGCAGGAAAGAAAGTCCTCTTACGCTATCCCTGAATAACTTCAAACGGGTGGGTACTAGTGATAGTATTTACATTTCATAGTCCTATAATCTCTAAAGAAGAGACAGGAGAAAGACAGTATGGCACTTATTGACAACGAATCGTTAATGGATGGCGAGATCGAGATTGAAGAACAGGTAACAGAGACTCCTCAAGAGGAACAAACTCCAGAGCCTGTAGTAGAGAACGTAATTCCTGAGAAATACAAGGGCAAGTCACTAGATGATATTGTTCGGATGCACCAAGAAGCTGAAAAGATGATTGGTAGGCAGGCACAGGAAGTACATGAGGTACGCTCTTTAGCTGATCAACTCCTTAAACGGCAACTCGAAGCAGATAAAGCACCTACAGTTGAAAGTGCGCCCGAAGTAGATTTCTTTGAGAACCCTCAAGATTCTATTAAACGTGCAATTGAGAACAATCCCGCAGTTCTGGAGGCTAAACAAGCCAACCTTGAGTTTAAACGGATGAAGACAGCACAGCAGCTATCTGCTAAACACCCTGATATGCAAACCCTTGTCCAAGACACTGGTTTCCAAGAGTGGGTTAAGGCTAGCCCGGTGCGTTTGAGTCTGTATGCCAAGGCTGACGCTGAGTTTGACTTTGGTTCTGCTGATGAACTCTTGAGCACATACAAAGAACTTAAGCAAGTTCGCAACAACAACGTACATGAGACAGGTAAACAACAGAAAGCACAAGCTCTTAAAGCCGCTGGTGTTGATACAGGTGGTTCTGGCGAAGTTGCAAAGAAAGTGTATCGTCGTGCGGATTTAATCCGTCTTAAAATGACTGACCCAGATCGTTATGAACAGCTACAACCCGAAATCATGGCTGCTTATACCGAAGGTCGTGTCAAGTAATTATTCATTCATTCTTTTGAAATTATAGGAGTATTCAAATGCCTTTAGGTACTAATAACGTTACAGTCACAACCGCAGCAACCTTCATCCCTGAAGTTTGGAGCGATGAGATTGTAGCTGCATACAAAAAATCCCTCGTCATGGCCAATTTGGTCAAGAAAATGTCCTTCAAGGGCAAAAAAGGTGACACCGTTCACATTCCAGCTCCTAACCGTGGCGATGCCTCGGCTAAGACTGCCGGTAGCCAAGTGACTCTGATCGCTGCTACTGAAGGTGACATCCCTGTCTCCATCAACCAACACTTCGAGTACAGCCGCTTGATCGAAGACATCGTGGAAGCACAAGCTCTGTCGAGCCTGCGTAGCTTCTATACTGATGACGCTGGTTTCGCTCTGGGCAAGAAGGTTGACACTTCCTTGATCCAATTGGCTCGTGGCGCTCGTGGCGGCACTGCTGGCAACGCTCAGTACTCGGGTGGTATCATCGGTTCTACCGGCGCTGCTTACACCTACAGTTCCTCGAACGCTGCTGCTATCGCTGACCAAGGTATCCGTAAGGCTATCCAGTTGCTGGATGACCAAGATACCCCTATGGACGGTCGCGTGTTGGTGGTTCCTCCTGTTGCTCGTAACTCCATGTTGGGTGTGGCTCGCTTCACCGAGCAGGCATTCAAAGGCAACGGTACTACCCTGCAAAACGGTGAGTTCGGTGACATCTATGGCGTGAAAGTCTATGTGTCTACCAACTGCGACACCGCTGCTGGTAACACCGCTTCTGACCGTGTGGCACTGATGTTCCACCGCGACTGGGCTGTGTTGGTTGAGCAGATCGGCGTCCGTGCTCAGACTCAGTACAAACAAGAATACCTCGGTAACTTGTTCACTGCTGACACTCTGTACGGTGTGGCTGAACTGCGTGACACCTCGGCTGTGCCGTTGATCGTTACTGCCTGATTGTAGGTAAATAAGGGAGGCCCTTCGGGGCTTCTCTTTTCTTTAATACTTAGTAAATGAGTAGTAAATAAAGGAGAATAGATATATGGTACGCTTTAAGATGGTGGGCAACGATAACCCACGAGCTATTGCTGAAGTTACCGAAGAAGGTAACATTCGTAGCTTCCGAATCAACCCTGAGTGGGAAGAAATCATCGAAGCAGAGATTATTGTAGCTACAGAAACTGAAGCTGTAGTGGAAGAAGTTAAAGTTCGTAAGCCTCGTGCAACTAAGAAAGAAACTGTAGAATGATTCCACGTACTTTCCCCTCATCTCGGGCCTCTAATGGCAGTACCCAGATGATTGTATACTTTCTTCCTTCTGTGTCGGGATTGACACGGTGGGTTGATTACATTCCAGTGAAGTTTACCACTGTTGCAACAGCAGCTACTGAGAATACCTACAATCAGAATGGCTACATCCCTGTGGTGTCTCTTTCGAGCATCGCAGGCGCTACTCCGTTCAAAGAATACGTCCCTGTGTTCTTGGACAGCTCTGCTGCGGACGCTGATGTGTGGGATGTTACTATCACTGGTTTCATTCCTGTGGGTACTGCTGGTATCGGCGGTGCTGCGTTGTATCTTGACTTTGCAGCCACTACCACGTTAGACCCCCGCATCACTTTCAGCCGCACCACCAACGCCACGGTGACGGGCAGCAACGGCCTGATCCAGAACGCACCGATGAACCTGCTGACGTTCTCGGAACAGTTTGATAATGCTGCTTGGACTAAATTCCAGAGCGGCGCAGGCTCTTTGCCTGTTGTAACTGCCAATACAAGTGCAGCTCCAGACGGCACACTAACTGCGGACACTGTTGTGTTTGTTGCTCCAGCTTCAGGGGATCAGTCACAGCTTTACCGCGCTCCTGCAACCTCTGCTGGAACGTACACAGGATCGTTTTATGTAAGAGCAACCAACGCAGGTGATGTTGGAAAAGTTATTGGTTTTAGAAGCGTTTCTGGCGCAACATATACGTTTATCACTCTGACAAGTTCTTGGCAGCGGGCAACAGCTACTGAAGTCCGCGCAGTGGATAATTTTGAAATTATTTTGCGCCCTGCCATTGGCACGTCAAGCGGTACTGTTTCTGTGCAACTCTGGGGCGCTCAACTTGAACTAGGCTCCACAGCCACCACGTACAACCCCACCACGGTCAAGAACCTGCTGG